CTTAAAGCTAACATATCATCTCTTTCAGGAATTCCTACAGCACAAATTGTATCTATTAGTGGAATTAGTTGGGATTAATTTGGTTCTTCTGAATTTATTACATACGTATATCCAAACATAAAAAATTAAAGTTATGGCAAACATAGTAAAATTTACCGACGAAGAAATCTCTGAAATTAGAGAACTTCAAAACCTTTACAACACCGTTGTATACCAAGCAGGTCAATATCAACTTGATAGAATGACTCTTAGTGATAGAAGAAAGCAAGTTGAAGCAAATCTTGAAGAAGTAAGAAAGCGTGAACAAGAAATTATCTCTAAATTGACTACTACATATGGACAAGGTAGTATTAATTTAGAAACAGGAGAATTTACTCCTGCTCTTCAAGAAGAAGAAGCCTAATAAATATTTGGGTTTAGAAACCTTTCCTATATTTATGGGGGACCAGCAATGGTCCCCCACATTAGGCTACAATAAACATTAAATAGAAAAATAAAATGGCAACAGAAACAATTCTATCCCCAGGGGTGTTGTTACAGGAAGTAGACAAATCATTTGTCTCTCCAGGTACTGACCCTTCAGGAATGGCAATTATCGGACCTACTGCTAGAGGTCCTATTGAAATTCCTACTCAAGTTAAAAACTATAATGAGTTCAAAGAAGTCTTCGGAACTACCATTAAATCTGGTTCAGAAGCTTACGAGTACTTCACTAACCTAGCAGTAAAAAATTATTTCGAAAATGGAGGTGCTTCCGCTCTTGTAGTAAGAGTTGTTTCTGCCTCAGGTACTTGGGGCGCAGCCTCCAACACCCACTTATCAGCTTCAGCTAAAGACAGCACTCAACCATTTACCCTTACAACTTTAGGTAAAGGTGCTGACTTAAACAGTGTATCTACTGGACAGGTAGGTGTTGATAAAATTACATTTACCAACACTGCAGCAATTAATACTTCTTCTTTAGAATTAACTTCAACCAACACAAATGCGTATATTACGATTGTTTCAGGTGGTGTTGATTATCAAGTAGTATTCTCAGGTTCTAATTATTCATCTGGAGATGAACCTTTAGGTACAGTTATTAAAGTAGACTTAGCAGGAGGTGGAGCTGACTCAATTGCACTACCCGATGGAACTATCACAGCTCTTTCAGCATCAATTTTAGTCTCTGAATCATTAGGAGCTTACTTTGATATAGACGATAATGCTGTTGCACTTGCCGTAACAAACACAACAAATGGTGTTGTTGCATTTGCAGGTCAAAACAACGGTGATATAACTACCACAGTTGGTGCTGGATTACCTTCAACTGTTACCGCAGCTACTGTTCGTAATGGTGTTGTAGCTGGTGGAACATTCACTGGTGGTGGTTTACCACAAGGTACTAAAGACAACTTCAGATGGGAAGTTAGTAATGTAAACAATAAAGCAGGTACATTTACTGTATCAATCAGAAGAGGTGACGACACAACAAATGCTCCACTTGTTCTAGAACAATTCACTAACTGCTCACTTGATCCACTTTCTCCAAACTACATCGCAAGAAAAATTGGTGATCAAAGCTTTACTGTATCTCAAGATGGCAGTGATTATGTAGTAAACGTTGAGGGTGAATTTGAAAACAAATCAAACCTTGTAAGAGTTTCTGCTGTAAACTTACCAACATATCAATACCTCGCTCCTAATGGAGATGTTGCTGAAGATTCAGGAAATACTTCATACTCAGCTTCTCTCCCGATTGCACAGACTGGTGAATTTAGTGGCGCTACCGGTGCAAACATTCCCACAGGAGTAGCTGGTTTATATGGATCTCAATCAGCACAATCTGATAATCACGGTGCATTACAAGGATTAAAATCAACTGACTACACTAAAGCAATTTCAATTCTTAAAAATAAAGACGAGTTTAAGTTTAAGACATTAGTTGTTCCTGGGTTAAACCAAGAAAACCACTCTTCTACTTTAAATACTATAATCGCAAACACTACATTTAGAGGTGACAGCTTATTTGTTGCAGACGTAGTAGCATATGGAGCTTTACAATCTGCTGTTAAAACTAATGCTGAAGCATTAGACACAAGTTATGCCGCTACTTACTGGCCTTGGGCTCAGGTTAGAAGCACAGAATTAAACAGAAATATTTGGGTTCCTGCTTCTGCTGTAATTCCTGGTGTTTATGCTAAAAATGATAGCTTAGCAGCACCTTGGTTCGCACCTGCTGGTGAAGTTAGAGGTAAATTAGGTCGTTCTGTTGTTAAAGTTGAAACTAAAGTTTCTAAAACACAAAGAGATGATCTTTACACTTCAAAAGTTAACCCAATCGCTACATTCCCAGATACTGGTTTGGTAGTATTTGGTCAGAAAACTCTCCAAAACGATACAAGCGCTCTTGATAGAATCAATGTTCGTAGATTGTTACTTGATATGAAAGATACAATCGGTGGATTTGCTGATAAACTCGTATTTGAACAAAATACTCAACAAACTCGCGATAGATTTATAAGACAATGCACCCCATACCTCGAAAGTTTGGTACAGAGACAAGGTCTTTATGCTTTCCAAATCAAGATGGATGGTCAATTAAACCCAGCTGACGTAGTTGATGAAAACAAATTGGTCGGTCAGGTATTCTTACAGCCTACTAAAACAGCTGAATTTGTTGTATTAGACTTTATCGTAACCCCAACAGGCGCAAGCTTCACAGACTAATAAAATAAAAATTAATACAAAATGGCAACAGAAACAATAGTATCTCCCGGTGTATTGCTACAAGAGGTTGACAAATCTCTTGTATCACCTGGAGTAGATCCCTCAGGGATGGCAATTATAGGTCCAACCGTAAAGGGACCTGTTGAAATTCCAACACTCGTTAAAAACTATAACGAATTTAAAGCTATATACGGTACTACTTTAGAATCTGCTTCTAATGCATATGAATATTACACTAGCTTAGCAACTAAAAACTACTTCCAAAATGGTGGTTCTACTGCATTAGTTGTAAGAGTAGTAAAAGATGCAGATTCATGGACAGCAGCTTCAGGTAGTGATATGACTACTGTAGGTGGTGTTGAAACCAACCCATTTGAATTAGAAACACTTGGTAAAGGTGCTCTCCTAAATAGTGTGGGTCCAGAATACACAGGTGGTGGTTTACACTCAGGATCTAAAGATAACATTAGATACGAAATTAGTAATGTTAACCAAGCTGCTGGTACATTCACTGTATCAATCAGAAGAGGTGACGATACTACTAATGCTCCTATAGTATTAGAACAGTTCACTAACTGCTCACTCGATCCGCTTTCACCAAACTACATCGCAAGAAAAATTGGTGATCAGTACTTTGAAAAGGATGATAGTACTGACCCCGTATCTGTAGTAGTAAGAGGTGAATTCCCTAACAAATCACAACTGGTAAGAGTAAAAGCAGTTAATAACCCCACTTACCAGTACTTATCATCTGATGGTAACGTAAATCTTGATGGATCTACTCCATTTAGCCAATACTTACCAACAGCTCAAAGCGGTACTTTTGAAGGTGGTGTAGGTACTAACACATCCGGTAATCCATTATTTGGTGCTAATGGTTCAGCTGCTGGAGCTATTCAAGGTTTAGCAACTAATGATTATACTGCTTCAATCGATATCCTTCGCAACAAAGAAGAGTTTAAATTCAAAACTCTAATTATTCCTGGTGTAACACAAGCAGACCACTCTACGTTAGTTAATACTGTAATTGCTAACACTACTAATAGAGGTGATAGCTTGTTTGTAGTAGATACTGTAGATTACGGTTCTGCTGTGAGTGATGCTAAAACAGCTGCTGAAGCATTAGATACTAACTATGCTGCTACTTACTGGCCTTGGGCTCAAGTTAGAAGCACTGAGTTAGGTAGAAACGTATGGTGCCCAGCATCTGTAATTGTTCCTGGTGTATTCGCCAAGAATGATAGCTTAGCAGCACCTTGGTTCGCACCTGCTGGTTTAACTAGAGGTGGTGTTACTAATGTAAGTAAGGTTGAAACTAAATTGTCTAAGACACAAAGAGATGACCTCTACTCTTCAAAAGTTAACCCAATTGCTACTTTCCCAGGACAAGGAATTGTAATTTTCGGTCAGAAAACACTACAAAATGCTACTAGCGCACTCGATAGAGTAAACGTTCGCAGATTGTTGCTTGATGTGAAAGATACAATCGGTGGGTTCTCTAGAAAGCTCGTATTTGAACAGAATACTCAGCAAACTAGAGACCGCTTTGTAAGACAAGCTACTCCATACCTTGAAAGCTTGGTACAGAGACAAGGTCTTTATGCTTTCCAAATCAAAGTAGATGGCCAACTCAACACACCAGATATCATTGACGAAAACAAATTGGTCGGTCAGGTATTCTTACAGCCTACCAAAACTGCTGAATTCGTAGTACTTGATTTCGTTTTAACACCAACTGGTGCTTCTTTCACAGATTAATATATGTATTAATAACCAACAACATTAAAAAATAAAATAAAATGGCAATTTTAAAGAACGAACAATTAGGCGATATCGGTATGTTCTACAAGACATACGAGCCTAAAACAAAGAACAGATTCTACTTCGACATTGAAGGTGTACCTGCTTACCTTGTAAAAAAGGCTGATAGACCTAAACCATCGTTCGAAGAGATTACTCTCGACCACATTAACCTACAAAGAAAATTGAAAGGTAGAGTTTCCTGGGGAGACATTACGTGCGAATTGTACGATCCAATCAACCCATCTGGTGCTCAAGCTGTAATGAACTGGTTCAGACTCCACCACGAGTCAGTAACTGGTAGAGACGGTTACCAAGATTTCTACAAGAAGGATGTAAAATTCCGCTCTTTAGGTCCCGTAGGTGATGTTGTTGAAGAATGGGAACTTAAAGGATCTTTCATCAAGAGTGTTGATTTCCAAGATGCTGACTGGTCTAACGCTAACACAGCTCAAACTATCAGCTTAACTCTTGCGATGGATTACTGCCTCTTAAGATACTAATATCGCCCAACATTTTACATAAAGAAGAAGCGCCTTTTGGCGCTTCTTTTTATTTATTCATATATGTATATGTAAACGATAAATGTCTAAAGTTATAAACATGGCTGAAAAAAAGTTACAAACAGAAAAGGTAGGTTTACCTTCAAAAGGGTTATTATACCCACAAGATTCTCCTCTTAAAGATGGTACTATTGAAGTAAAGTACATGACCGCAAAGGAAGAGGATATCCTAACAAACCAAAGCTTCATCAAATCAGGAGTTGTAATTGATAAACTATTAGAATCACTAGTGGTATCACCTATCAATTTTAACGACATTTTAATTGGAGATAAAAACGCTATTTTGGTGGCGGCGCGGGTCTATGGGTATGGGCCTCATTATGTGTTTAACTACACTAATCCTAATACTAATGAGGATGAAGAAGTAATGGTTGACTTGTCTATGGTTCAAGATAAAGAATTAGATGATGGACTAGTTAAAACACCTGGTGTAAATGAATTTGATTTTGAATTACCTGTTTCTAAGAGAAAAATAACATTTAAGCTTCTTACTCAAAGAGATGAAAACAACATTCAACTTGAGCTTAAAAACTTAAGAAAAATGAAGAGAGAAGCAGAATTAACTACACGACTCAAACATACAATTGTTTCGGTTGATGGAGATACAGATGCTTCTACTATTAGAGAATTTGTTGATACTGAATTACTTGCAGTTGATTCAAGGGCGTTAAGAAATTACGTTAAAAATATGTCACCTGACGTAGATCTTACGTTTAACTTCGAAGGAGAGGACGGCACTGTTGTTAATGACGTCCAAATTCCCATTGGAGTAAGTTTCTTTTGGCCTGACCTCCAGTTATAAACCAGTTATTTATGATGAGGTGTTCGACCTTGTCTACTGGGGAAAGGGAGGGTTTAGTTTCGAACAAGCATGGAATTTACCCGTTTATATGAGACGTTATTATATAAACAAAATTAGTGATATTCATAAGAAACAAGAAGAAGCCCAGCAAGGCAAAACCAATGATGAAAAAGCAATGGAAACATTTGAAAACTTTGACATTGACTGGGATAACTTACCAAAAGACTCTGGGTTAAAGAACGAACTATAAGGTGGTGCTTTGCATCACCTTATACTTTTTAATATTTATATAGGAATATTTCTAACTTATGGCTGAAGAAAACGATAATATTAATCCAGGACCAATTGATCAGAGTAGACAGTTAGTAGATCAAATCCAAGAGTCTATAAGGACCATTCTACAGCTATCTAAACAAATAGGATTAAGCCAAGAAGCCCAAAATGCTATAACTGAAGAATATAATAATAAATTAAGTCAAGCAAAGGGCAATACAAATCTTCTCCAACAACTTAATGAAGAATTAAGTAGCCGTATTAATAATATAGCACAAAACACAGATGAATATGCTAGTGATATATCTTCTGTAAGTAGTGAATTAGATAGGATAGTAGGAAGTATAAGTACTACTAGTGATTTTAGTAGAACTGTTCTTAAAGATTTTAAATCATTACGCGATACTGCGTTTAATATTAGAAATGATAGAGATCTTACTAGGGTTATGTCTGTTGAAGAACTTAACAATAGTAAAGAACAAGTTGCCGTAGATAAAAAAAGTTTAGAAACCCAAGTCCAAAGAGCGTCTGCTGAACTTAATTTTAATGCTATTGTTGATAGTATTAAACAAACTCAACAAGACATAGTCAGCGCAGTTTTAGAACAAGATAATGCTGTTAGAAGTGCTAATGGAAGATTAGGTGGTCAAACCCGCCAACTAAATGAAATAAGATCATATTTTTCTCAGATTAATGAATTAGCTACTAATGAAAACATTAATACTGAAAAGGCAATAAAATTAAGTGAACAACGTAATCAAATATCTTCAGTTTTAAATGATGCCTTAAATAATAATATTACTAAAAGTGTTGAAGAAGAAGAACTAGTTAGAAGTATTATTTCTAAGCTTGAAAATAAAGAACAAATTACCCGAAGTGAATTTGGGTTAATGACTCAAATCTTAAACAGAAAAGAACAAGGGTTTAAAGAAGAACGAGATTCAATAGTTAAAGCATCTAAAGTAACAAAAGAAAACCTAACTACAAAATCCCAACAATTAGATTTAGCCCGTTCTATAATCACAGAATTAAGAACTGAAGGAAAATTATCAGCTGATAGTAATGGATCTATCCAAGAAAAGGTAGCAGTTTTAGAACAAAATCAAGATTTATTAAAAGGCTTAAATAATACTGAAAAAACTCGTTTAATTAAAGCTATAGAATCTAATAAAGTATTAGCTAACAATAAAACCTTATACGAGTCTTTAACTAGTGAAATTGAATCTTCAATATTAAGGGAAAAAGACTTAGCTAAAACCATGGGAGTTACAGGTTCTATTGTTAAAGAATTTTCTAAAATTCCTGTATTAGCTAGTGTTTTTAAAGCTGAAGATGTAAAAGAAGTTACGGATGAAGTAAGAAGATTAAATAAAGAATACCAAGATAAAGCTTCTTTAGAAACCGCTAAAAATCGTAATGAGTTAGTTACTGTATTTACCCAAATTCAAGAAACTTCTAATATCTTAACTGAAGATCAAAGTAAACAATTAGCTGAAATTACTCAGAAAATTGAAAATAAACAAAAACTTACTGAAGAAGAAATTAGTATAGCACAGAATTTATCTTCTATTGTTCTTGAAAACACAGATATTGAAGAAAAAAGAAGGGAAGTTTTAGATAAAATATCTACTTTAAATGAAGAAGATAAAAAATCTTTAGAAATTTTAACTTCTAAAATAGAAGAAAGAAAAACTCTTACTGAAGAAGAATTAAAACTTTTAGAAGAAAAAACTGAAATCAACACTAAAAATCTTAATATTAATGATAAAATACTCACTAATATTAAAGAACAAGGTGTTAATATAGAAGCTAATGTAAAAAAAGTAACTCAATTAGATGCGGCTGGTAAAATGTTAGGAAAAGTTATGGGTAATCTTAAACAAACCCTAACTGATCCCGCAGCTATTTTAACTGCTATAGGAGCAGCATTATTACGTAATTCTCAATTAACCAACCAATTCCAACAGGAACTAGGCATTGGTTATGGTAATGCATTAGCTATGCGCAATGCGCTAAGTAACGCCGCAGGTGCTAGTGGTGATTTATTTATTAACAGCGAAAAGTTACAAAAATCATTCTTCGCACTCAAAGAAACTACAGGTGTATTCTTTGATATTAGTTCACAATCAGCTGAAACATTTACAAATTTAACTGAACGAATTGGTTTAGCTGGTGCTGAAGCTGGTAACCTTACAACCTTAATGAGGTTACAAGGTAAAGAAACCGAAAATGTACTAGGAAATTTATACGATACTACAGGTGCTATGCTTCAAACAAGCAAAACCACAGCATCTGTTAAAGATATATTAGGTGATGTTGCTAAAACTTCTAAAGGTTTACAAGCATCGTTAGCTTCAAACCCACAAGCACTTGCTAAAGCTGCAATTGCTGCTAGAGAATTTGGCTCTACTTTAGCCCAATTAGAAGGAATCCAAGGTAATTTATTGGATTTTGAACAAAGTATTGGTGCTGAGTTAGAAGCTGAACTATTAACTGGTAAACAGCTTAATCTTGAAAAAGCAAGAGCAGCTGCCCTTAACAACGATATGGCTACTTTGGGTGAAGAACTCAAGAAGCAAAATGTTGATTTAGCTTCGTTTGGCGATATGAATGTCAAACAACAAGAAGCTATTGCAAAGGCAATGGGCATGAACCGTAATGAATTAGGAGAAACATTACTTAAACAAGAAATGCAAAATAAAACGCTTGAAGAAATCCGTTCAACTATGGGTAAACAAGCGTACGAACAAGCAAAAGCACTTTCTGCTCAAGATAAATTTAACGCAGCTGTCTCAAAAGTAAAAGATTTATTTGCAAATGTAATGACAGCTTTAACTCCTGTTATTGATGTTTTAGCAGCTATGTTACAACCTATAGCTTGGGTGGCTAAATGGTTAGGAAAATTAAATGAACTTACTGGTGGCTGGAGTAATGCTTTAATAGGTGTTGCTATTGCGGCCAAAGCCCTAGGAATAAGTTTTGGTTCTTTATTTAATCCTGCAACTTATGCTGGGTTTTTTAAAGGAATAACTAATAATGTAAGTGGGATTTCATTTGGTAGTATAAAAGATAAACTTACTGAAGCATTTGCCCCAGGTTCTACTGATGGGTTTTTTGATGGTATTAAAGAAAGATTTAAAGGGCTAACTGAACCATTAAAAGGGCTTAAAGATAAATTAACAGGCGCTTTTAGTGGTGCTGCTAATAAAGCTGCAGGCATTGAATTTGACCCAAGAATGGCTGGAGGAGGTAGATTCCGTGATATGGCTTCGGGCCGAATGGTAAGTGAAGAAGTAGCTAATACCGCAGGTGTATTTAAACCAGGAGAAGGACCAGCAGCTGCTGTCAAAGGAGTAACAGATAAAGCTTCAGGAGCCGCTGAAAAGGCAGGTAAAACTGTTGCTCCTAAAGACACTGGTAAGGCATTAAAAGAAAAAATGCAAAATATAGCTAAGGGTCTTAAAGCATTTGCTGACCCTAAAGTTATACAAGGTGGTTTATCTTTACTTGTATCTGCACCTGGTTTAATAGCTCTTGGAGTAGCATCATTGCCATTAAAATTAGTTGAAAAACTTAATGGTAAAACCCTCCAAGCAGGAATGAAAGGTATTGCCAATGGGTTAAAAGCATTTGCTGACCCAATGGCTATTTTAGGTGGTTTATCATTAATCCCCATATCACTTGGATTAGCTGCTATGGCAGTTGGCTCTATTGGCCTAGCAGGTATAGCATTATTAGGTGTACCTGCAGCAGCAGGTATGGCCGCATTAGGCGCGGGATTAGCCACGTTGGGTGCAGTTGCAGCCACTGGGGCACCTTTCCTAGGTGTTGCGCTTATAGGCGCGTTAGGTGCGGCTTTAATACCATTTGGTGCCGCATTAGCACTAGCAGCCCCTGCAGTAATTGCTGTTGGAACAGCCATCGCAGGAGTAATAACTGCAATAGCAGGTGCTGTAACTACTGTGTTACCTGCTTTGACTCAATCTTTAATCGATTTAGCCACTAATGTCCCACTCGGTGGTTTGCTAGGTTTAGCATTAACATTACCTAGTTTAGCAGTTGGAGTAGGAATATTAGGAGTAACTTTATTAACTTCAGCACCTGGATTCTTAGTAGGTGCTGCTACTTTACCACTTATAGCGCCAGCACTCGCAGAACTCAATGCAGCCATAGCAGGTATTGATGGTGCAGGGTTCTTGGCATTTAGCGCAGGTATAATGGTATTAGGTGCTGGATTATTGACAGCCACTCCAGGATTCTTGCTAGGAGCTCTTACATTACCTATACTTTCACCTGCATTAACTCAATTAAGTGAAGCAATTTCTGGAATCGATGGAGGTAATTTTGCTTTATTTAGTTTAGGAATGGTTGGTTTAGCTGGTGGGTTAACTATAATGGGAGCTGCCTTACCATTTGTGCTTGCTGGAATAGGAGCATTTACTCTATTTGGAGCTGCATTAAGATTAGCTGCCCCTGGGATAGAAGCTGCCGGAAACGCTGTAGAAAAAATAGGTAACTCTATAGCAAACATAGGAAATGCAATTGCTAATATATTAGTATCTGCGGGAGCCGCTATTTTTGCTATTGGAAAATCAATCAGTACCACAGTTTCTTCATTAACTCAGTCATTAATAGATTTAACAACTAAAATACCACTTACTAATTTATTAGCTATAGGAGCAGCATTGCCAATTTTTGGAATTGGTTTAGCAGCATTTGGTAGTGGTGTATTAATGGCGATTCCTGGATTAGTAGCAGGAGCATTAGTATTACCTTTAATCACTTCATCTTTAGCCGGATTATCTGGAACACTTGCCGGCATAAATGGTGAAAACCTATTAATGGTAGGGGCAGGAATAGCAGGATTAGCAGGTGGTTTAACAGTATTAGGTGTTGCTGCACCATTTGCTTTAATAGGTGCTGGTGTTTTAAGTTTAGTATCTTTAGCCTTGATTCCTTTAGGAAGTGCTTTAATGGCTGTTTCACCTGCTTTAGATATATTTACAGGTTCATTTGAAAGATTAACAGAAATTGATGGAGGTAGTTTATTAGGACTTGCTACTGGTATTGGTGCTTTAGGATTAGTAGTATCAGGTTTAGCAGTCATGAGTCCTTTAATTATAATTGGTTCAGGTGCTTTAGCTGTATTAGGTTTAAGTATGAGTAATGCCGCTGAATCAATGAAAGCCCTAGCAGACGTTAGTTCAGATTCTATGATTGGTTTTGCTTCAGCATTAACAATGTTGGGCACAACAGCTGCTTTTATGGGTACTATTTCACCACTTATTGGTTTAGGAGCAGGTTCAATTTTCTTATTAGGTGAAGCTCTTGACCCAGCTGCAGAAGCGATGAAGCAAATAGCAGGTATAGGAGCTGATTCTATGATAGGATTTGCAACTTCCCTTACAATATTAGGAACCGCAGCTACACAAATGGGTATATTAGCACCTTTAGTAGCATTAGGGGCAGGTACTATTTATTTAATTGGTTCTGCACTTGAGCCAGCAGCAATTGCAATGCAAAATTTAGCAGGAATATCTGCTGATTCAATGATAGGATTTGCAACTTCTCTTACTATACTTGGAGGAGCTGCTTCTTTTATGGGTACATTAGCTCCTTTAGTGGCATTAGGAACAGGAACAATTTATCTTTTAGGACAAGCCATAGCCCCTGCTGCAGAAGCAATGCAAAACTTAGTAGGAATTAGTGCGGATTCAATGATTGGTTTTTCAGTCGCCCTTAATTTATTAGGAAATGCTGCCGCTGGAATGGGGGTATTATCACCTTTAGTTTTATTAGGCACAGGAGCTATAACACTTTTAGGAATAGCAATTACACCTGCTGCAGAAGCAATGCAAAATTTAGCAGGTATATCTGCTGATGCTATATTATCATTTACATTTGGGTTATCTCAATTATCTACTACCACTGCTTTAATAGGTGCATTTGCTCCTGTTATAGCAATGGGTGCAGGCGCTATATATCTTTTAGGAAAAGCAATTGTCCCCGCAGCTGAAGCAATGAAAAATTTAGCAGGTATTTCTGCTGATGCAATTTTAGGATTTAGCACAGGATTATCTATGTTAGGTTCAGCAGCATCTATGTTAGGTGTAGTAGCCCCATTAGTTGTATTAGGTGCAGGAGCATTATACGTTTTAGGAAATGCACTTACACCTGCTGCAAAAGCCTTTGCAGTTTTAGAAGGGTTAAACGCGTCAACAATGTTAGGATTTGCAAGCGCATTAACTATATTAGGTACTGCTTCAGCATTATTTGGTGCTTTATCACCTGCAATTATATTAGGTGCAGGAGCATTATATATTTTAGGAAGTGCAATTGCTCCTACTGCTGAAGCATTTAAAATGTTAGAAGGACTTGACCCAGCAGTTATGGCTGGATTTGCTAGTTCATTATTTGTATTAGGCTCATCAGCAGCATTCTTTGGAGCACTATCTCCATTAGTATTACTTGGTGCAGGTGCTATTGCAATATTAGGTTTAACTTTAAAACCATTAGCTGAATTAGCCCCAAAATTAAATCTAACAAGCACTGCTTTAAAAGGGATAGCTACCAGTGTTGCTTTATTAGCTACATCTTTAAATTCATTAGATGCTGCAAAATTAGAAACCCTATCAGATTTTAAGGGCACTATCAATGTATCTTCAGCTTCAGCACCTACTACTTCTCAAACTACTACCGCTACAAGTACTATAGATCAAGCTTCTGTTGCTACAAATACTGTTACAAACACTGCTACAAACACAGTAGACAAAGCTTCAACTGCCACAAACGCCGTAAACACAGTAGACAAAGCTTCAACGGCCACAAACGCCGTAAACACAGTAGATAAAACATCTGTCGCTACAAATACCGCTACAATCACTATAAATCAGGCATCCATATCTACAAACACTGCTACAAACACGGTAGATAAAACTTTAACTGCTAAAAATGCTATAAATACAGTAGACAAGGTATCAACTGCTGCAAATGCCGTAAATACTATAGATAAAACTTCTGTTGCTACAAATGCCGTAAATACTGTAGATAAGACATCTATTGCTACAAATACAGCTACAATTACTATAAACCAAGCATCTATTTCTACAAACACAGTAGACAAAACATCTGCCGCTACAAACACCGCAAATATAGTAGATAAGGTCTCTGCCGCTACAAACACCGCAAATATAGTAGATAAGGTCTCTGCCGCTACAAATATAGTAAACAAAGCGTCTGCTACTACAAATGTAGATAAAACTTCTGTTGCTACAAACACCGCAAACACTATAGACAAAACGTCTGTTGCTACAAACACCGCAAATATAGTAGACAAAGCATCTGTTGCTACAAACACGGCTACAATTACTATAAATCAGGCATCTATTGCTACAAACACTGCAAATATAGTAGACAAAACATCTGCCGCTACAAACACCGCAAACATTGTAGACAAAGCATCTGCCGTTAAAAATACTGCAAACATTGTAGACAAAGCATCTGCCGTTAAAAATACTGCAAACATTGTAGACAAAGCATCTGTCGCTACAAACACCGCAAACATTGTAGATAAGGCGTCTGTCGCTACAAACACTATAGATAAAACTTCTGCCGCTACAAACACTATTAGTACAACAGACAAAGCCTCAACCGTTACAAATACTGCAAACACCGTAGATTTAAATCCCAAATCAATTACTAATGAATTAGTTCCTGGTATTTCAGTTACAACTCCTTCCCCTACAACAACACAAGAAACACTAACAACAAATACTGAAAACCTTTCTACAGCAACTTTTAATGCTGCTACTAATTTAGAAAAACTTAATACATTATTACCTACTACATTATCTACTTCTCCTATTCAATCAGCATTAGGTACTAATAAAACAGAAACTTCTCTTATAAACCAAGCCTCAAAAGAACTAGTACCAGGAATTTCAGTTGCTACCCCACAACCATCTTCTGTACAAACTTCTACTTCTATTAGCCAAACAGAAACTGCTCTAACAGATAAAACAACTATAAATGCTTTAGAAGCCCAATTATCTACTATAATAGTAGATAAAGTTAAAACCCTCTTAGATAACGGTAAAACAGAATTTGTAGTAACTGTTAAAAATTTAGCTACAGATGAAACTTTTACTGGTGTAGGTTCTTCAAATAACCCTAAAATAGCTGAAAGACAAGCCGAATTTAATGCTAGACAAGAAGCTGTTATTAATACTATTACTCCTAAAACAGAAAATATTATTAACCCTGTAAATAATACAACTAGTTCAGTAATACAAAAAACAAACAAACCTATAACTCAACAACAAGGAATATCAGCTGAAGAAGTTGAAGGTATTGTTGCATCAACAATTAAAGCACTTGTCCCTGAAATGGTAGCGGCACTTAATAATGTTAAAGTTGTTAATGATAATTTTAACAATTCAAGACAAAGTGAAGGTCCTTCACGTAATAGAAATATAACTAACAATAACTTTGCATAATGGCAACTCAAAGACCAGACATAGTAACAGATATGGGCCGTGGTAATCCCGGTGGCCCAAAAAATCTAAAACCAGGTGATACTTATGATTTTAGTGCTCCTAATCCTGGTTATGGAGATGCCCGTAATGCAGTCCCTATAAAAAGAATAGATGCCGATGGTCCTATTCCTGAAGATATCCCTAGAGATCTTATTAAATTCAATATTAAGGTTATAGATCCTGAAAATCCTTTAAATGCCGACTTATTAGTTTTTAGAGCTTATTTGGATGATGTAAGTGATGATTATACAGCTAACCATAATAGTTTTAAATATAATGGTAGAGCAGAAAAATTTTATACATACAGCGAATTTGATAGATCAATTTCATTTAGTTTTAGAATTCAAGCTCAATCAAGACAAGAAATGAAACCACTTCATCAGAAGTTAAATTATTTAGTAGCCCAAACCGCACCAAGTTACAAGAATGGTAGAATGAGAGCAAAATTTGCTAGATTAACTGTTGGTGATTGGATGAATGAAATTCCTGGGTTTTTTACTAATATAAGTTTAAATTGGAAGGGTGCTTATTCATGGGAAATAGATTCTGAGGAAAGATTGGGTTCAGATGGACTTAGAATGAATCAATTACCCCACCAATTGGATGTAAAATGTTCGTTTAAACCTGTTCACGATTTTGCCCCAGAAAACGACCAAAATAGACCATTTATATTACCTCATAGAGGTGGTATAGACTCTCAACAAAATTGGCTATCACCTGATTCTACTTCTAACTTATTATCATCCTTAGGATCCTTTGGACAATGAATAGATACCAAAATACCCCCGTTAAAAAAGACTTTAATGGCAAGCGTTATTTAAAAAACGTTATATATCCTCTTATTCCTGAAACATTAGACGATATCTATGTTGAAACTGAGTATGGTGATCGTGTAGATGTTTTAGCGTATCAATTTTACAAAGATGCTTCTTTATGGTGGATTATCACAACTGCTAATCCTGGAAAATTAAGACGTGATAGTTATGTTTGTCAAGCAGGTTTACAAATTAGAATACCTTTAGATCCTAACCCTATTATTAGAGAATTTGAAAGAATAAATAGAGCTAGATGAGTATTTTTAAGCAATCGTTCCCTAAATGGATCAAAGAACAAATTCAATTAAGGCAAGATTTACAAGCTACTGGCACAAGTGGTGGTTATAAAAGTAATCAAGCTTTAGTTTGGAATAATAGTCGACAATGTACTGTTAGGGCTACTTCTTTAGTCAATTATAAACAAAATGTAAACCTATCTATTTCAGATGGCAACAATATAGAAGAGTTTCAAAAATTAAAAGGAAGCGAATTAGCAAAACGTTTTATACTACAGGGTGGTATATTAAACAATGGCCAAACTCGCAGTGCAGAATTTGGTAGACCTGGATCTGCGTATGGAGATCCATTATTAGGTGCAAATGGGGGATACGATGGGTTTGGTCAAGTACCAATGCCTGGTATTACTAATTTAGATATTGCAACCAAAAGTGCGTATGGTTCTTTACGCCAAGCAAAATTAAGTTTTGTAGTTCATAATCTTAGACAATTAGAGATTATGGAATTACTTTATTTAAGACCAGGATATCCTATCTTAGTAGAATGGCAATGGACTCCTTTTATAAGTAATGATGGAAATATAGATACTTTAGAATATAGAGTAAGTGATGATATAGTATTCCCTAAAGGTAATGGTAAAGTATTCCAAGAAAAGATATATAACTCAGTAATTGATCTTAAAAAAAGAACAGGAGGTAATTACGATGGATTCTTAGGATTTGTAACTAATTTTGGTTTTCAAGCTAGAGAAGACGGTGGTTTTGATTGTTACTCTGAATTAGTTTCAATGGGTGAAGTACTTGACTCACTAAAAATCCCTTCTAGTAGAAGCGCTTTTAGGAAAATATATCCCGGAAAAGATATAAAATTTTCTTTAAGTAGAGAAGACCAAGATGAACCAGAAGAAATTAAAAACCCTGATGCCTTAAGAGGAGTCTTAATAGCTTTAGCAAAACTCACAGGAACTGTAGATACAGCGGGTGGAGAAGAAGAATGGACTCCCCAATGGTTCGAAACAGATGATTCTCCTTTATTAGTAGAAGCTATAATTGAACACATTTTAAAAAAATTCCCTCAGGTAGCAGTTAAAAATGCTAATGGAAACGACAAGTATACTAAAGAAGAAAAATTTGAAAAATTAGGCCAATATTTTTTAAGAAAAAATAAAATCACTAAGGCTGGGGATTTTGACGCCCCCCTAAATACAGGATATGTTAGATGGGATTTATTAGCATTTTTAATAAATGAATTTGTAATTAGTGACCCTACTAGAGATGGAGATACTGATGAAAACAATGAAAATCCCCCCACAAAAATAGTCCAGCATTTTTATCGAAATGATCCAAATAACCAAGATTCAAAAATACCTGAATTATTAAAATATGTTAAATTTAAAGGTGCTAATCCAGAAGAATCTATAGATCTAAGCTGTGATCCAGGTATTTGTATTTTACCTCACTCATTTTTTGACACAAGACTACAACACACTATTGATCCTGATCAAGGAGCATTAGGATATTTTGCTGAAGCTGTAGGTGATATGTTTGAATGGGGGTGGAACAGATTAAAAAGAAACGTAGTAGATGCATTTACTACTGATTCTTCTGAAATAGGGGATAATGAAATTGGTGGAGGTAGTACTGTTGAATTAAAAAATGCAAAAGAAGAATTACAACGATTTATAGGAGGTATTTGGTTAAACACAGATATGCTTTTAAGTGCATACGATGCAAGTATTAAAGGTAATAAAAATGCTGATTTAGGTGATTTCTTAAAATCAGTATGGGAAGATAAAGTTAATGAAGCGTGTCCTTTACACAATTTTGTATTTTCTATTAACTCAGAATACCCAAACGAGTGTTATATTATAGATCTTCCTGTAGATGGGGATGATATGGCTGAAATAGCTAAAAATATATTTGAAATTGAAGTCCAATCAAATAAAAGTGTAGTAAGAGAATACGATTTACAAGCCACAGTACCAGATGCTTTAAAATCAACAGTAGCTGTCCACGCTCAAAACCCTGAAACAACAGAAGATCTAGACGATTTAACTTTCCAAGCATTTAACAGAGCCATCGAAAATAGACTTTATGTTAGAAATGATAGTAATGATGGGACTGCTACTGAAGAACCACCTGAAGATACAAGAACTGAAGAAGAAAAAGAAGAAGATGTTAGATTAGGACTTGATTCTACTACTATGGAGGGAAAAATCAAGAAAAAATACCTTTTAGCCTTAGAAGAATTTAACAAACAGGCAGCACTATATTTTGAAATTATTAACTCAGATGAAAATGATTCTGTAAGTGACTCAGACGATAAAGTAAATGATTTAAAATCAACTTTAAAAGAAGTCCAAACAGCTGCTATGCAAATGAAAGAATTAGAACACAAATCTGTTAATACTAGTGCTGTAATACCTTTAGAGTTTACTATGACTTTAGACGGTATTTCAAATATCATAATAGGTTGCCTTTTTAAAATCAGAGAAGATCGATTACCTCGAGCTTATAGACCTAATAACAATGAATCTCCCGGGGGGGCTAATGTTGCCTTTATTGTATTTAAAGAAGAACAAACAATAACTGCTGGTCAAGACTGGACTACTAAAATTGGGGGTAAAATGATTTTATTACCTAATGACGAAAACATTAAAAAATCAACCTCAGTAGGAAATGGAGGGAACCAACAAGGCAATTCAGACGGAACAGGAAGAGGAGCAGGCACAGGTAATCCAGCAAATGAAATTATCCCTGAAGCTTCAGGTACACCAATGGATCGTATAGACACTAGTTTACTACCTATCCCACCAACTGAAATTATTAGTGATTCACCTCAAGCACAGTTAATAACTCCAACTATAGATAACATTGAAGAAGCAGTTGTGTTACCTAATCCTTCACCTGAAGAAACTGCAACTGGAGTATCACAAGAAGTTAAGGATAACGTATTCCAACAGTTTGTTGAATTAGATAGAAGATACTTTACTACTAAATACACTCTTTCTACATTAATAGAGGCTGCGTGGGCCACAGGTACTAATGCTTACTCTAACCAAATTAACGAATTAACTATGGATTTAACTCCTATTGTTAATGAGTGGGAAAGATTTAGACCACAAGTAGAAGAAGCATTTGGAACTAATTGGAACAATTATAACTCATCTTTCCAAACTCGTTTAAGAGAAGAAGAATCAAACACAGTTATTCCTATAGATATAAACGGTCAAATATATAAGCCATTTGTAATAGGGAGTGGAGTTAGTAATCTTCAACCAAACACAGCAGATACTTACTTAAACAGCATATTTACAGTTGGTGGAGCAGAAATAGAATAACATGCCATTCATTCCAAAATCACAATATAAAGTAAAACACACTAACGGAAACGAATTATACAATCCTTCCGATGGTCAAATGTACATTGGAGAATACATCCAATATGGCTCAAAATATTTTGCGGGAAACAGTGTTTTAAATTTACGTGTCCCACTAAAAAAGATAAAATTAGAAAAAAATCTTATAGTAAATAATACACGTAATTTTCTTTACAACCAGCTTAACCCAAAACAATACAACAAACTTAAAAAAAGTACCTCACCAGTAGCTTCTAGACCACGTCCTACTGAAAAGGACTATGAAAAAGGTAGTTGGAAGAGATATTTTTGTCAAAGAGTAAATAACTACGACGAAATATTAGAAATGGATGCTGAAGGATATGCTAAATTAAAAAGTGGTGAATACGATAAATTATTGTATCGTGCGGGAGAAATTATATGGTCACTTAGAAGTGCACAAGTAAATAACGACAATGTTTTGAAATTAGAAAGACAATACCCTAGAATCATGTTTTTCTTTAACGATCCCGAGGAGTTCGTAAAATAATTTCGTATATTTGAGGTATGTACTACCTCATAGAAACACAAGATCAATTAAAACGGTTTTTTGAAGACGAGGGTAGCGAATGTTACCTTCAATTTATTACAAACAACGACGAGGTACATCCTAAATTGCAATCGCTGTGTGCTCTTTACATCTATTCATTTAGTAAGGAAAAGGGGTTCATCATTAATTTAGACCACCCCGAGGCATTTGAACTTGAGTTACCAATAAAATACCTAAAATCTTATACGAATATATTCGTAAAAGAAAAAGTAAAAGCTTTACTACACATCCCATCACTCCTTTATACGGATATACAAAGTATTTACTACTTAGTAAAAAATGAACCGCTAGCTTCATTACCAAAAACGGGTACACACACGTTCTATGAGCGCAAATATGGCGCAAATAACGTGAATAAAATCATTCCACTTGCAAAGCACTACGAGGCGTTAGAGGAAGAATTTAATGCGATTTACCCGTATATACTCAACTACAAAAGTGAAGAATCAAACAAGTGGTACAACGAAATACTCACACCCACGTTAGCAAAAATGGTAAGTGAGGGTTTTAAAATTAACGATACATTCAACAAACATTTTGATATTAATGAAAAATTCAGTGTTCGCGACTCCAAAATATACGGATGGTATAATTTTTGTACTACAACAGGACGCCCTACAAACAACTTTAATAGCGTTAATTTCTCAGCTCTAAAACACGATACAGGCGAGCGAGATGGTTTCGAAGCAGATAACGACATGCTTATTGAAATGGATTTCGAGGGCTACCACCCCCGAATCATTGCACGCCTATCTGGGGGCGAGTTAGATAAAAGCGAATCTGTACACACACAAATGGCAAAAATGTACTTCGAAACAGATGAAGTAGATGCTGAAATGTACAAACGAAGTAAAGAATTAACGTTTCAACAAATGTACGGAGGTATAAACAAAAAATACCTTAAACACGGATATTTCAACAAAGCGCAACAATTTATAGACAAATTGTGGAGCGAATTTAATACTCAAGGATATGTTAAAACTGTAATAGCGAGGCGCAAGCTTTTAAAGGAGAATTATAAAAACATGACCCCCCAAAAGCTATTTAACTACTATATTCAAGCGTTTGAAACGGAATATAATTTTACAATGTTATCAAGGTTATACCAAATACTTGAGGGTAAAAAAAGTAAAATTATCCTATATGTGTATGATTCTATATTGATTGATTTTGCAATTGAAGACGGGAAGGATACATTCCAGGCGATAAAAGAAATTGTTTCATCTGATTTTCCTATAAAAATAAAACGAGGCAACACATACTCATCTTTAAAAGCCCTTTGATATTTATTGCTATAACAATGCAATAAATACACACATGAACAATAAACTTTACTGCACTTTTTTACAAAATGAGGGTGTTGATGAAGTTGTAGATAAAATTCTTGAGGAGCACGATATACTATTTAATAAGATTTTTGTTTTGATTTCGTTAGACGATGATAAAACAATGCTAACATATAACATAGATGGTCCAGTGTACGACCTACAACTACCCAATACTATTTTAGTCCACAGAAAAAAACAGACCAATACTTTATATACAATAAATGCCTTAAATGAGGTAATCAGATATTTGAATGATGGTAAATTGGATACTTCATTTCAAGTGGATTGGACTAGATTTCGTAATAGCCTTCTTTTGACTCGCCCTGGTGGGTTTAAAAAGGTTAGAACACGTTTAAAAAACATAATCGAAGTAGAGTAAAAAGCCTTCTGGTAAAATTTGGATTCGTTGACCTGGGTTATTATATTTACCCAAAATTAAAAGGTCATGAATCTAGACGAAATTAGAAAGCGCATGGACCGCTTGCAAAACAAGT